TCAAAGTCTTCGGAAAGAATAGTTTCGTAAATTTGACGGGATTTTTCAACTACTAGTTGATGGAAAATCTCTTTTGCTTTGTCTTGTTCTTCAGAAATTAAATATTCAAGCATCTGCTCGAATTTAGATCGATCAGTCATATGGTGTCTCCTAAATGTTAGTATGTAAGGCTGTCAAGTATATTTACACTAAAGTGCAAAATAGTTATTATAATGGGGTGATTTAAAGGGTTTTATACGGCCGCCGGTGCTGCTGGAGCTTTGTACATAGTCTCAATAAATTCTAGTTCACTTTCTTGTTCAAGAATATGTTGCTCGCTTGCTTTTCTCAGCTCGTTAATTTGCTTCAACGACAGCCGAGTTTTGCGAGTATCTTTGCGATGCATAGGCATTAACGTGTCACGACTTCCATCGTAATATGGATCGTTAGACATTGAGTCACTATCACTGCTAGTATTAAACATTTCTCTAAGTATCATATACTTATTTATACAGTTGGAGCAGAAGGGACTGCTGGCGGTGCTGCACCGGGTGCAGCACCAGGTTGGCCAGCTTCCATTCCTGGAATTTCCATTCCAGGAGGTGCTTCAGAATCAGTCATTGTAGACATATCACTTGTCATACCAGCTTGGCTTAACCCAACTCCTCGAAGTTCACCGCTTGCGTCAGTAACTGCAGGATGCCCTGTTCCGTTTTCTTCTGCCCATAAGCGTTCATTTTCTGCAATTTCTTCTTCGCTTAATCCTAAGTAACGTTTTAACGCAAATCGTTTACTAATATATGTTTGTTGACTAATAGTTCCGTAGGTATTAATACGTTGATTATCCAATTCTGCTTGACGATAAGATGCAAAGTTTTGCGGAGGTTGAAATTTCAATTCAAACAACGAGCTATCGATGTTTACTCCACGGCTGTATAAGTACATTTTAAACTCTTGATCTAATGCATCTTGCATCAGACTTTGTAATCTCATGCAATAATTATTAAATCGTAATTCTTGAATGTAAGCAGTTCCAACCCTTCCATCATTATATTGGCTAGCCCCGTCATCAGCACCAGTTGGTAGATAGCTACTTGGAATACGTAATCCACGGAATAACTTATTAGTAAAATACTTCAAATCATCAATTTCGCCTAAGTTAGTACCGCCAGGTAGTGTTTCTACCTTAGAACCACGACCTTCTGCAGTTGTTGGAAAGAAGTAATCTTCATTAATGCTTAACGGATTGTATGCAGAGTCAATAACATTAGTGCCACCACCAGTAGCACTAGGTATACGTCGCTGATGAATTTCATTTTTTACTCTTTCTACAAAGCTCATTGCCAAGTGACTTGGCATATTCCCAACGTCAATATAGAAAATTCTACGTTCAGGTGCACGTTGAATACGATAAATTAAAATCGCGTCTTCTAATAATTCTTTTTGTTTAAACACCTTAAAGATGTTTTCTAATAAGCTGTTTCCAAACGGATAGTTATTATCTAAACCTTCACTTAAACTTAAATGTACAACATGTTTTGCATCTACGGCTAATTCATTTTGTTGAATATCGAAACGATTACCAACGTTTGCCCCTGCTGGAAACGATCCAGTCATCCCCCGACCGCCACTTTGACCGCCTGGGCCTGCAAAATTAGTACCGCGATTGTTTGTATTTAAATTGCTTGGTTGAATAGTCGTGGTAACCAAATCCATGAAATTAGGGTTTAAGTCGCGTATAACATATTGTTCAGGTGCTTTTCCATCACTTTCGTTTACAATAATTTTAACAATCTTACTTGGATCAACGTAGAAAAATTTGCTTGTTTCAGGATCTCTAATAAAGAAAACATCACCATATTTAAATACGTTTCTTACAATACGGAAGATTCTAGTTTCAAATTTTTGTATTTTACACCATTGTTGTAAATATTCCCTAAGGATACTTACTTCACTATTTGTTGCTTTACTTTTAAAAAATAAACTAAACGGTGTGTTATTTTCTTTATTCTTTTGACTGCAGAACTCAGCAATGATATCAAGTGCAGCATTAACTTCACTGTCCATATCCATTGTATCGTATTGCATATAACGTTCAACGCGATTTGGAGCTCCGGTATAGACGTCAGGTAAAAAACTGCTATAATTCTTCCTAGCAGGACCTGGTTTACTCGTGTTGTTTAACATGCCAATAGGTGAACTATTGGCATCAATATTAACAGGAGTGAAGAACTTTTTCCATGACATTTTTAATTTTCCTTTTTAGCTGCTAGTTACGCACTTGTTCGATCGTAACCATTAGCGCTATTTGACTTTATTGCTTTGGTTTGCTGTCTACCAATAGTTTCATTTTGGTTGATTAAGTGTCCCATTTGTATATTTAACCTTTCTAAACTCTTAACGACGTCGTTAAGAGTTGCTGCATGAGTACCTGCTGCTGGGGTTTGCGTCGGTGCAGCGGCAGCTTTCGCAGCAAGATTATCCTTTGCATCTCTTGCAGATCGTGAAGTAGCTGCTGCCGCTTCTGCTGGGATGGTTGCTCCAGCCGCTTTTAAATCAGTGCCGACATTTTTAGGCTCAAACCAACTGCTCATTAGTTGATTTGCGCCGGCGGCTGACGCAGATAATGGTTTGACTGCTGCTTTCTCTTTCATTCCACGCAATTCTCTATCAACAGACTGCGGTTCGTTGGCTGCTGCTTTCTCTTTCATTCCACGCAATTCTCTATCAACTGGAAGAGCTGCCGATATATCAGTTTTTGCTTTTTCTGTAACGTCTGTACTTTTAATTGTTGCATCAGTAGATGCAACAATTGCCTTTGCCGATGCTTCTGCAGCCTTTTTTTGCTCGTTTGCAGAGGTTAAATAAACTTCTGCATTTTCGTCTTGTATAAGTGCGCGTTCCTTGAGCGCGGTAACCTCTGATTTGTTGCGTTCTAACCTACCCTTTTCTCGAACGGATAAAGTTTCCTTACTTGCTTTTTCCTCTAATGCTTTAATATCACCATTTCGTTCTTCTATATCACTTCTAATAGAGGTAGCTATATCCTTTGCACTGTCACCGTATACTCTATTCATCTCTTGAGTGTGCCCTTTTGTCGTTGCCAGCACTTCCTTTTGATGCTCAGTATAATTCTTTACTTCATCAACACGAAGTTTAACTCCAATCTTCTCAGCATTAGTTTTTGTATCTTCTGCTTGAAGGGCAGCTTTGAGTTCTGCTTTCTTGCTATCCGATAATTTTGCAGACACATTCAATTGCTCTGTTAGTCGATTAAACTCTTTATCCTTTGCTAGCTCACCCAGTCTCCCTTCATTCTCATATTTTTCTTCGATTGCATCCCTAGCTTTTGATACTTCTTTATTCGTTGCTGATGCTGCGTTTGCTTCTGTTTTAATTAATTCTAATTTATCTTTTGCTGCTTTACCAGTTAATTTGATTTGCTCGTCGAATACAGATTTCTGATCGTCTTTGAGGTTTATTTTTCCCATTCCAAGCATTGTATTTGCTTGCTGGGTAAGTGGCTGTGAACTATCCGACTTTCTAACGTGCTCTGCGCCACCTGATACTGAACTAAAACTTTTTGTAATCGTTTTAGACATATCTGCAAGATTTAATCCTGCACTGCCGCCACTTGGCATTTTTGGCATCATTGAACTAGCTTGTTCAACTCCTGCTCTGGCTGCATCTTCAAGAGTTTTGCCCATTTGTTCTTTATTAAGAACCCACTCTGGACCTTTCTCACCAAGCAAGTTTATTTCTGGACCTGGTACAAATCCTCCGCCCGCTTTAGCTTTAACATCCGTTATTTTAACTGGTATTGGGCTTATTGGACCCATTTTAACAGCTTCAGCAATACCTGTTAATCCTTTATCTAAGGCATCAGCAGTCTTATTGGCAAGTTTACTGGCCCCTTGCGTTACATCACCAACTAGCCCGCCACTCCGATCTCGGACTTCTTGTTCATGCGCAAGTTGCCCTTGCCCAGGGCGTTTTACTAGTGGCTCTCGTGGTACCCCAGATGCTCCGGCAGCTATACCAATTTGCGCGGCTAACGATTTTTTATTTGTACCTTCAATTATACCTAATGAATCTGCTATTGCTTTACCTGTTTTATTCAACGCACCCGCAACACTGCCTCCGCCTTCAGTAATAGCGCTAGCAGCATTAAATAACCCAGCTTTTATTTCTTGAGCACCACGCTCAACAGCTAATGCGCCATCAACAACACCTTTATTTGCAGACTTATCTGCTGCTGCTTTATCTGCTGCTATTTTATCTCGAGCTTCTTTAATTAATCCGACATTTTGTTTAGCATCTTTTAAATCCATTCCTCTTGCTATTGCAATGGATTCTACTGCATCACTAAGTGTTCGAGTCTCTGTAAATAAACTTTTAAGAGGTTCTTCAAGATCACCGGCGGCACTTCCGGCAGCAGTTAATGCTAACACTTGTTTATTATTTGCCATTGTAAGCGCTTCTGCAGTAGCACGTTGTGATGCTGCTTGCGCTGCGTCAGCATCACCGCGTCTTAATGCTCGTTGTTCCTCGGCGATTGCGCCTGCGCCTTTTCCTGATATTGCTGCTTGCAATCCTCCAGTTTTAGTCATTACTCCAGTAAATAAATCTTTTGCTAGTTGCCCTTGTCCTTCAAGGGCTGCTTTAGCTATAGATTTGTTAATCTTATCTTGATATGTTGCAATTTCAGCTTCAACTACTTTCGGATCTCGTTTTGCCTTGACACCTTCTTCACGCATCTTTTGTGCTTCTAAACGTAATTTAGATTGTACTGCAGTATCAGATTGAGCAAGTTTTATTTTCTCCATTTGCTCTTCTCGACTTTTCCCCATCAACTTTGAAGTCATATCCATTTCGCGAGCAAACGTAGCGGCGGCCTCATATTGTCTATCCCTGCCGTCTTTATCTAATGCCGTTGATGCCCTAGTATTGCCAATTTGCATTGCCAAAACTTCATTCATCTCTTTAGTGGTGTACCCTAACTCTCGAAATTGAAGATCCATTTTGCTGTCAAAGAATCCCTTGCTAAAGTCAGCAAATGCTTTTGATCCTGCAGAAACTGATCCGCCTAATCCTGCAAAATTTTTGTTATTCTTTGAAATTACATCTGCAAAGTCACCTAATTCCATGCGGCTATTTGCAGCAGAGGTTGATAATCCTATTAAGTCATTACTAAAATTCGCGCCAGTTCTAGATAAGCCGCGCCAAACATCAAGACTATCTTTTATTTCAGCTGCAAACCCCTCTAATCCAACTTTAAGTTGCCCAGGTAGATCTTTTAATCCAGCGCCTGTAAAATCAATAGGCTTATTTGATGTTGAAGAACTACTTGCAAATCCTCCACCGCCACCACTTTTTCCGAGACCTCGATTTTCTAATGCCTTCGTGAAGGCGCCTGTTAAATCTTGTAGGGTAAAGTCTGCCATTTATTTTTCCTTAAAAACTGCGTAGATAAATACTTCACAATATTTATCAGGAATTTTTATATGACTTCTAATCCACTTCAAAAATACTTTAGGCAACCCAAGTTGTTTATTTCCTTACCTAGCAAGGGATTATTTTATAAAGAAGGGACGCTAACTGGGGACGCAAGCAATGTTCCAATTTATTCCATGACAGGCATGGATGAAATTATTATGAAAACACCGGACGCGTTGTTTAGTGGAGAAGCAACTGTACGATTAATTCAAAGTTGCTGTCCTTATATTGCTGATGCACATGAAATTCCAAGTTTAGATGTTGATGCATTACTGATTGCTATTCGATTGGCAACATATGGTGAAACTATGGCAGTATCACATAGGTGCAGTAAATGTGAAGAAGAAAATGATTTTGAAATTAAACTTCCAGCAGTGCTTGATCAATACAACAATAAGAGTTTTGATAATAAAATCGCCGTTGACGACTTAGTTGTTAATCTCAAACCGCTAACATATAGGGAGATGTCTCTCTATAATATCGAAAATTTTAAATTACAACGTACTTTAGCACAGTTAACTGAAATTGAAGATGATAACGCACGGCAAACTCATTTGGACAGCATATATGCAAATCTTGCTGAAATACAAGTTGATTTATTTCTGTCAAGCATCGAGTCAATTACAACGCCAGAATCTACAGTTACTAATCCTGACTTTATTAGAGAATGGTTAACTAATACCGTTAAAAGCAGCTACTTGCTAATTAAATCTAAGCTAGAAGAAAATAAAAAGAAATGGGAAGTACCTACATTCGCGATTAAATGCAATAATTGCGGTACTGAAGATTCAATCCAAGTAGCAATGGATCAATCAAATTTTTTCGAATAAGACTAGTAGCGTTATCAAACGCTGACATTGAGCTATTAGTCAACTCGTTAGAGACCCAAGCCAAGGGAATTAAAGACGAAATCTTTAGGATTAGCTGGTATATGCGAGGAGGAGTATCTAGTCAAGATCTCTTCCATGTGTATTCTTACGAGGATCGCACCATTATGAACGATATTATCAAAGACAATATTGAAGCAACCAAAGCGGCTAAGATGCCGCTACTTTAAATATTGTAATTTCTATTAGGATTAAGTTTAAGGGTTGCTGTTGGATCTTGAATACCTGCAGCCTTTGCTTTCTGACTTAGCATATTTTTATAAGTATTTCCAATAGTTCTAAAACCTTGATCATCAGTAACTTGTACTTGTCCAATGTAAATTATATTGGGATTTAAATCATCTTTAGTCACTCGAAGATCATTTGGAATGTTTGGATCTAACACTGGCCGTGCACCACCTCCAGCACCTCCAGGAGTTCCACTAGTCGCAGCGTTTGGATCTACAATCTTTGTACGTGGCATTGTTGCATCAAGACCAGCTTTTGCAGCTAGTCCCTTAACCCCCGATAATCTAGAAGCCTCATCAATACCTTTATACAGTAATTCTAACATCTCTGCAGTTGCTGTACCGAGTCCAGTTGTAGCAAGTTGTGCAATAGCGGTTGCCAGAAAGGCTTTACCTGCCTCAGTATGGAGGAATAATGGAATCAGTGCAGCCCCACCAGATTTAATTATCATTGATACTGCTTCAAATGGCAATTTAACTAATCCACCAACTAACCCACCACCAACAACAGCACCAACAGTACCAAAGATTGTACCAAAGCCAGACACTAGCTTACCGATGGCTTGTGAAGCAAACACAATTGCAAGTCCAGCGGTTAACTCACCTAAATATTTTTTTCTTTGGGTATCTGCTATAGCAAATTGTTGATCTTTCGGGGTATCCCCAAACCAATAAGTTGTAACGTCACCGTTTTGTGCGCGATCATATTGATCTTCTAGTTCAGAAAGTTTACGATAATACACAATAAATAAATCACCAGCAGCTAATGACTTAATAACCATAGCAACTGGTTTTGGTATTAATGAAAATTTCTTTTCTGCCTGTGCACGATAATCAGCAACAGCTTTTCGTTTAAGGACTCGCTTTTCTGCAGCGGTTCCTGCACCTTTATTGATAGCATCTAGTTCTTTTAATACTTTCTGACGTAATATATTAGCACCACGCTCTTTTATGGAGTTAGGGATTAGTTTTGAGAGAGCAGCGCCGCCAAACTTAGCAAATGATCCAAACCCTGGTATCATTAAAACAAATTCAATGAATACTTGGAGCCAATCATCTGTGCTCATTGAGGCTGGATTGAATCCATTTTTAGATAAAATATCATAAATCTCTTTTGCAGACAACACAGTCAAGAATGGTAATATAAGACTAAGCAACTTAGAAGTTAGTGCTTCATTTATGATTGTGCTTTCAGATACTATTTCGGTTACTCGCATTTACTAATCCAGTTATATATTGTGTATTTATGGAGATGAACTACGTTCATCTGTTCTTCGTTACACTCGAACATTTTTTTTTAATTAAGTGTTTATAAGATACAACACATACCTGACACACGGACTTAGATATACTCATCTAGATTAAGCAGTCACACTTAGCCCTAGCGGGCTAAGAAACAATTGTTGTTCTCATCTGAGTCGC